GCGGTCCGCAGCCGTTCCCTTTAGTGACGGCGCCTCGCCGATTCGGATAGCGTACAAGTCATCGTCCAGGTCAGCGTCTTGCCATTTGATCGTCTTCAAGAATCCTTCGCCCGGCCACTTTGCAGCAAAGTCTTTGTCTGCCTCCGCCAGTTCTCGCACGCATGCAATATCATGACGAGCTAGCTCGACGTACATCGATTGGTATGCGCGCCAAGGTAGCGAGAATCGCTCGGACTGAATGTCAGCGACCAGGCGAATCGCACTCGCGGCTTCGATACCTGGCTGCTTATTGGCCGTTGCCGACTGCTGGCTCACTCCAGTCATCTCGAAGGCCATGGATTTCTGCAACTGAACCCACTGCATGTGTTCCGGGCCAAACGGAGCCGCGTTCTGCACGATCGGCGGCTGCATGCCAGCGTATTCGGTAACCTTGCAATCCTCGTTGTCAGCAAGCTTATCGGCTAACCCGGCGCCCTCTGGCGCAAAAATATGCGACATGGACGTCAGATGTATCGATCGACTCATTCGACCGATCACCGTGTTCAACTCGTCAGAAATCTCAGCCGATTCCTGAACTAGAGACGTGCCGCCGAATCCCTGCATAGCTCGGGACCAACGGATGATTGCGAACGGAAACGACGTGCGCTCCCACTTCTCTTCAACGAGCGGGGCGCCACTAGAATCAAGGGCCTTGACGTGCTTACCGGGCGAGTCTGGACCAGTAGGAAGCGTCCACCATTCATAGACCCAAACGCGCTCCACGACTTTGGCATCGACTTTTCCCGAGTAGGAGTCTTCACCCGGATCGCGAATACGCGCGCCGTCAATGTACTCCGCCGATTCTGGATGAATCGCTTTTAGATTGTCGCGAGTATCGCCGTAAATGTGCCAAATGTGCTTTGGGTTTCCGCGACTCGCATCGTTGCTGTCCGTTACGACTTCCCACGGCATCGGTTTCGTGTGGACAACTGCTCCCTGGTCTACGTCGGATTCAGTTTTGATAAATCCGATTTGGCAGACGGCGGCATCGCGGAAAGCGTGCGCGCCAAGTTCCCAAATATCAGCGTAAGGCTCTTGTCGTGTGCCCCAAAGGCCTTCAACAAACGCGTCGAGCTTCGGAGCTTTGCGCCGCGTGCGCCAGTCAGCGTTCGAACAGACGAATTGCACCTTGGGCTGTTGAGTGCCGGCTACTTTAGCCGTGGCAGCATCGACTAGCGATCGGCACAGGTTCCAACGAACCTTTACCTCGCCATCGATTCCGTCGACGTATAGCGGCCCGTTTGCTCGGTACCCTGCCGGGTCGAGCGAGGCTATCCGAAAACCCTCGTACCTCGACAAGTCGGAGCGCATCTGCGCTCGTCTCCCAGAGTCCTGCTGCCACAGTGAGCGCCCGAGTGATACGACGTGGGTCGCCAGCTCGGCGCCTGTGGATTTATGCCAGGATTCGGTCACCCCGTGAGTTTGCTCGCGTTTCCGTGATTCGTCAACTACGCGGCCTTGGGTAGCCATATTTCCCCCGGTTCCACCACATAAAGACCGCCTCTGGTCCTACGGATCTTGCTCCCCCGCTTGAAAGCGGCTTCCCTTTCGCGCTCTAACTGTCGTCGAGTAAACTCCACGGTACCGGGCTCCGGGTCCTCTTGTTCGCCAGTGTACCGAGGCTGAGCCGCTAGAATGGCGTAGCGAGCGGCATCCGATAGATGGTCGGCATATCCCGAGTCGTGGCCATCGCGGTCCGAGTTGAACGGCAATAGCATCCACTCCGCAATTAGGTCCGAAGCAGCTGGCGAGTGAACCTTGACCGAGCCACTTCGGAGCAACCCGGTAACGAGGGCAATCTGCCCAGCCACACCGAGCTTGTAAGCGGGTTCGGCGGGAAGCCCGAACCGCTGAATCCATTCCTCAACAAACGCTTTACCTTGTCCACCAGTGTCCGCGACAATGCGCAGCCCGGGGAATCGCTCGCGGTACTGAAGCACGCGCGCGGCGGCTCCGCTCGGTGACAGTCCGTCCGCCTGCGTAGCCTCAACAATGTGGAGTTCCGGCGATTCGGGTCGATACGCCACGAGTACGAAGGCGCAAGGGTCGTTGACGCCAAGGTCAACCCCTAGAACGTAACGCCATCCCGGCTTGCCTTCGTCATTGAATGCGCCGAATTCATGGTTCAGCGCTGCGTTATACGGGTAACAGAGCGACTCGACATCGAGCACCCATTGACCCAGCCACTCTCGCAGATACGACGGAGAAGTTGGATCGAGCCCCATCCGCCGGCACTTTTCGGCGAGCCATTCGCGAGCGTGTGGAAGGAATGGATTGTCCAGCACCGTCCAATTGAAGGTTGGCCACTTCTGGCAACCCTCTCCGGTTGTGATTGCGTGGAAGTACCCAGTCGGAGTTACGCCCGGTGTGCCAGTCAGAGCTAGCCAGCCGTCCTCGTCGAGCAGCGCGGGCTCTAGCACTTCCTCTGATAGATACTCGAGATGCCCCCGCATCGAATCGGACTCATCAACGGCCGCTCCACACAGTGGCGAACCGCGAAACTTCTCAGCGTCTGCTCGGTTCTTGCAGCCAGCGACCCACACCGCATGCCCGTTCGGAAACTCGAAATAAAGCTGACCGTCCCGCTTAGTCGAGCGAGCGCGAAACCCAGTCGAGTCGCCTAAGACGTGAAACGCCCTGCCAATAATGTCGTTCGCGCGGGCCGCGCTAATGGCAATGAAGACCGACTGCTGACCAGGATTACGCGCAGCCGTCGTCATGAGTCTCCCGGCTATACCGTGAGACTTGCCTGACCTACGTCCCGAGTGAGCCGCTATCCGTCGACTCGGGTGCTGCGCGAATTCGCGTTGCTTAGCGTGGAGCGCCGAAAGTATTCGCTGGACCAGTAGCTCCCGCTTGGCCCGTTCGCGCAATGCTGAAAGATACGGCGATTCGGTCACTTCTTTCTGACGGGAGTCTCGAATTCGTCAGCCACGGAAACCTGCATGAGCTTTACCGCGTCGACGATACCGAAAAGCATCCACTTGTCTCCGGTGTGACGCATAGTCGCGTGGACCGCATTGTTTTCGTCAATCGTTAGCGACGTGGTGTTCGCCGGTCCAAGCACCTGTACATCGAAACGGCCTGGGGTTAGCCGGGCAAGGTCTAGTTTTTTCATTCGTGGTCACTCCTGGCAATAACGTAAATCCACAACGCGCCCAATAGTTCGGGGTCTATGGTCTGACTGGTGCTCCTGAGTTTCATTCGCCCACCATAGCACGCTCTTCGAGCGCCGGAGCATCAACCACGACAGTGCCCCTAGCGATGATTTCGAGTAGCTCCCGCTCCGACTTTCCGCTCAAGTCCAGTTCGTCCGGCGGTTTATCGGATAGCGCCCGTGCTTTCATTAACGCAACGCAGGTATCCATCACGGTCTTGCATGCTGCTATCGCTCCGCGGTCATCCACGCCCTTTAGGTCGTACATCATCCCGATCATAAAGTGCATCGACTCGTTGAATATGAGCTGTAGCTGTTCTGGATTCGCGACAATCTTTACCGTCGCGCAAGCTGCGCGGTACCACTCAAGAACTTTGGATTCAGATACGCCCCACAGCTTCGCGTACTGACGAGTGCTGACTCCAGTCTGCCACCTGGACGTGACTATCAGCTCGGACAGTACAAGCACAGCATCCTCCACGCGTGGGGTTACGCGTTCAAAGGCTACCGAGGCCTGGACTGGTTTACGGCGCTGGAGCGTCATTTCACTCGACTATGTCCCGGCAAACGAAACCGCGCCAATAACCGTCGAAAGATACCGGGGAACGAGCGGCCTCGTGACACTCGAAACCATCTTCGCACCAGTATTCCGGAGCATCACATTCTGCCAGACATGCGTCCAATACGCAGCGCTCGTAGTTATCGCATTCGATGTCAGATCGGCACACGGGGGCTAGCGACTGGTTTTGGTTGCAACCGACGGATAGCAGGGCGATGGCTATTCGGGCAGCCTTGTAGCGAATTTCATAGACGAGCATAAGCATTCCCCTTTTGGTTTCATCTCATTCACCCGAGAAACTACATCAAGCCAGCAATTGCTCGCGCACCAGCAAGATTCATTGAACTTGAAATCGCAGTCATCCTGACTGAAGTCGTCCGGGACCTCTTGCTCGATCTCAATTGTTAGCGTGACTTCCACTGTGACTTTTTTCATATCGGTAACTTCCTCACGCACGCCAGCGCCAGCCTGGCCGCGGCATGCTTCCAATGCTCGAGGCCGTCTGAGTCGTACTCAGTCGATCCTAAGCAGTAATGATTCCAGGCTCCCAATGAGTGACTTTCCGCGTGAGCAAAGTGATTCCCGCTATCCTGCGGACCGTGGTCAGCGTCGTTCATGTGGGCGTGAATAACCTCGGTTGCGCCGCGCGATAGCTCCTGGACCGCCTCTTGCAATTCTACAGGGAGTTCAAAAAACATCTGATGCCATTCAGCTAAAGTTTTCACGCCCTCGCCTTCACTTTCTTGCCTCTGACTAGCTCCGCGCACATCTGCCGTAAGCCAATCTCGAGAGCCACCTGGCAAACCGCGGCCTGCGGTACCGGCGCGGGTGACCGGATACGAATTGCTTCGAGAGACTCCTCGGACTGGTCCGTTATCAGCACTGATACCCGTTTAGACTTTGCCATTGATAGTACCGTTAGCACCGGACGGGAGCCCGCGCAATACGGGCCCCCTTTCGCGCTCGAACTAATCCGCGATAACCTCCGCGGTAACGTCCTTGACCCGAGCGTACTTAGTCCCCTTTCCCTCGCCGCTCCGCTCAACGATACCGCGATCGATAAGCACGAGTAACGCTGCCCGGATATCGGCCTTGCCCGCGTCAATCTCAGCCTGCGGGACTACCTCGGACTCACCTCCGATTGTTCCGTTTTCGATGAGTTTCTGCAGGATTTCGCCGCCCGAAAGAATCTCACCGATTGCCATCACATCGGTCACCGACAGTTCGGGCTCGGTTAGTGGTTGGACCTGGCCCTCGAGTTTTGCGGCATTGCTTGGGGATATGGGCTCCGCCCCGTCCGGCGGCACGCCGCTGCTGGGCCCCGTAGGGGCTTTCGACCGCCGTGGCTTGCGCTGCTTGGGCTCCGCGGGTTCCGTCGTCTTAGGGTCTACCATATCCCCGTAAACCACCGTCGCTGCCAGGTCAGCTGCCACAGTTATCATCTCTCCTTCGATTTCGACCAGCCGGGCCAGTGTCTCGACTCGTTCGGTTGCTAGTTTGGTCATTCGGTCAATTGCTTTTGCCATTGTCTTCCTTTCACTTACATTATCTTACTGTATCCAAAAGTTCACATTTTGGTTGTGCATGGTTGTGCAGGGGGTTGTGCATGCGTAACCGCTCGAAACGGTTCCGACTTTTCCACCATGCACAACCTACTAACCACTATTATATATATTATATATATATATATACTATAATAGTACTGTGCGCCGCGTGTGCCCGCTCCTAAGGAATTTGGGCGAGCAGGTTGTGTTAATCGCCGGGCCGGTGCACTTTTAATGAGTGATGTCATAGCTTTATACCTGAACAACCTAGTCGAAGGGAGGTTGTGCAGAGTTGTGCAGGCGAGCCGTTCGGACGCGGAATGTCACTGTAACTATTCAACGATAGCGGTAGGCCAACTGTAAAGTGCGAAAGTATTGCGCTAGAACGTTTTGATACTAACGGAACAGTATCACGCTCGGCCAGGTGACCAGCGTTTGGAAACATGTTTCTTGGTGGGTTTATGTGATCGCGTGACATACGTGGTATTGTTTCCACTGTAATCGATTGTTCACAGTCGGACGTTCGGGTAGACAATAGAACCGTTTACAATTTTCGCGCCATAATGGACTGCAGTGCGAAACCTTGACAGGTCCTTTACGTTACCACGGTAACATGCTTCCAATGTTTCATGGTTCAGCCTGCGGCCCGGACATAAGCTAAGAAGCTGTCCTTCGGATGCCCCGCAAACAATGCACTGCCCCAGTCCACCGTCGCAGAACTGGCACCCGAGGCAGCCGGGGTCGCATTTGAACCAGACGTGAGAGGTCACGTTAGTTTTCCGCTCGGGCCCGCATACCTGCGATCCGGGTAATCGAATATTCCAGAAGAGGCATGGTCTGACATGTTATTTTCCTTCTATCGTAACTGTCGGGTCATACCGCCTCAAGATCGCCCCGGATGTAAAGTCCAAGTGCGGGCGGTTCGTGTTTCTCTCCGCTGACTCGATAACAATGGCCCAATCGATGACGGTTGTCAACGTTGCAAACGTTGATAACTATTCCGACATTGAAGATAGGCCAGCCGGACTGTATTCCGTACCGTATCTGGGCGCCGCTCTACGGATTACTTCCCGCGACGCAACAGGCACTCGGGGTCTCGCTTTGGCGCCCCATGGCTCTTCTGAAGGTCGAACCCGTACCATCCGCAGTGGAGCTCCCCTTCTAGCTCGGAACATCGGTAATACGCGCATTCGCACGCGAGTGCGGTCCTAGATGTGCCGTCGTACCGAGCTGATATTTCAACAGGCGATAGCGTCACCTGGTGTTTCGGAAACCTAGGCACAACCGTCAACCGTTTTGGATGCGCCTTGCTCGGGATGGGTCCGAACGCAGGATGTCGGTTTTCCGCGTCGCGAGTTGTGAAGCGTTTCGGTTCCTGGTTATCCGATTTTCTGGAGTGATAAGTCACTTTCATTTCGAATCCTCACATTTCGAATCCTCACATTTCGAATACATCCTCACTCGGTAGCCGTTCTGTGAGACCTGAGCCGACTTGTACCCGAGTGTCTTTAGTATCGTTCCGATTCGTGTTTGATCTCCACGCGTCATTCTGTCTGCTGGAATGCCGATACCAAGCCTGAGAATATCGTAAGACTCGAACGGAATACCCTCGCGATTCTCAAGCCACGTGAGCACAGCTGAGATCCATGGGTCAACGTCAACTGACTCGGATTGCGTTTCGTTGAGTAAGTTGAGTTGTTTTTCATCGTCTGGCCACCAATGCTCACCTTTGCAGTACATCGCGTAAGCCTCGGCCCATAGCTGGTCCCTGTCCCGTTCGATCCCTTCGATGTCAGCATCTCCGACATTGACGGGCCACCAGCGGCGAAGCCCCGACGGGTCAGGCGGTAGGCAGTACTCTTCGTTAGTTGTCCCTGCAAATATGCACGCCCTTGGGACCTCAACGGTGAACCGTCCGTGAGACGGTCGGAACTTATCCACGCGTCGAGTAACGTAATCTTTCGTTTCCGTGAACGCCGCGCCTCGAATGGACTCGAGTTCCGACAGAATGCAGATCCAGTTCCCGCGAAGTATTTGCATCGCGTCCTTACCCTCGCGTATTCGAGGCAGTGATTCTAGGCACCACTGCGAACCAGCGAGTGCTATCAATGCCGAAGACTTGCGTGCGCCTTGCTTGCCCTTCAAAACAAGGACGTGGTCTACCTGGCACCCTGGTTTCTCAGCGCGAGCAACCGCTGATATCAACCACCATTTTCCAGTGGATTGGGTGTATTCGTCCGAAGCTGCCCGCAGGTATGTTGATAGCCAGTTAGCGACGCGTGGTTTTTTGTCCCATACGAGATGCCGCAGATAATCGACGAGTGGGTTGTAGGCCTGAGCACGCGCTGCGGAGTCAATAGCAGCGTGCAACGCGTCCTTAGAAAACGAAACTCTGCGATGTACCGCTAGCCACTGACCAACGTACGTAGCGTGCCAATCTTGCAGCTCGGAATCTACCGCTGGCACTTCCATTCCATCGAGTACCGGCGCGGGGCGGGCCCACAACACTTTACCCGAAAACTCATCGAACCGAATGCAGCCTTTCCAGTCGGGCAGGTTCGTCAGTAACAGCGCCGCGTTGCCAGTGTCGCGAGTGATGGCGCCATCTGCGGTCATACGTAGCGAGTCCGTCCATGGGCTATCAGGGTCAAATGGAGCCGACTCCGACTCGCGCGGTGGCTGATGATTCTCGGGCAGCCTGCAATGCTTCCGCGCCGACACCAGTGCGGCCTTCGGAAGCACCGTCAGCACGTCTTTTAGTGAGCGTGACTGCTGACAGTGCGAGTGCGCGCACCAGAAGTGTCCGGTGGTCTTGCCTACGTTCGGCGAGAACACGACAGTCGATCCATCGAACCGGTTCCCGCTGGTATGTTCACCTTCCCAGGGACACTGGACGGCTATCTTATCGGTGCCCAACGAGCGCCCGGCCCAGCCAGCAGCCTTGAAGGCGGCCCCGAGAAGACCGTCCCCCGGATTGATTGTCGACGTTGTTTCGCTCGATGGCTTGCGAAGGATAGCGAGTAACCAGTCAGGGCATGGGGCGATCGGTTCGTCGTTGGGATGATGACCGGCATCCCAGACGTATGTCCTGCCAGATTCGTGGTTACTTGGCGCAACGACGATGTAACCGCCGTCTGCTTTGATATCAATGCCGCCCGGGATCTTAGTCCCTCGGACTTTCGCGCCTCCGGACTCGGGCCGCTGAAATAAGTAGTGTTGACCACCTCCCCCGGTAAGCTGAATCGGTGTTGCTGGCATCGCTCCGTTCTTGGATTCGATTTCGCATAACGTCTCATCACCGCCATTGCGCGGATCCACGTCGACGACCACAAGCCCCGACGGTCCGCAAGATAGTCCAATGTTTGCGGACGGCCATCGTCGGAACCAATCACGAATTTTCTGTTCGTCTGTTGTGGCATCATCGACTCCATTCTTAGTTCTCGGATGCTTCGCCTTACGATCGCAGTCGGGCCGCTTGCACGTGCAGTTCTTGGTTTCAGGATCGATAGAGTGCAACGGGAACACGTACCACCCGCGCGTTGCATATTGCAAGGCAAATACAACGTTAGGCAGCAGAGAAACTGTAGCGGGCTTATTAGGGTTTTCCATCAAAACTCCTCCATGATGACACTAAGTCCTGACGCGTGTATTATTTTCTCAGCGAGCGCTTTACCCTTTGGAGTAAGCGTCGCATCCTTGTATCCAAAGGGCTTGGCGTATCCATTGGCGGTCAGCCAATCAATTGCTCCGAAATGCACACACAAGCTTATACGACCGGAATAGATTCGCATCAGCTCGCCTATTATTAGTTGGGGCTCCAGCGGAAGTGTCACAGGGTAACCTCGATCGCCCCGAACTCGAACCGCGTAGGAGCAATCTCCACGTCTTGGATAATCTCAATTGGATCCATTCGGACTACGGTCATACGCACGCCAGCTGAGTCGATGCTGTCGACTCGGTAAATGCGCCGAGGGAATCTAGACGACGGAAAGCGGTAGAATCTGCCCACAACGGGGATAGTGTTATGCACCGGTCGGCTCCTTCGGGGCGGGTAGCTCAGTCAGTTGATCGCGAATAGACGCCGCTCCCTTTTCCATTAGCTAGACATCTTCGTAATACTCGCGCGGCTCGTTGTCGCATTCCTGGTCGTACGAATCAGCGCCCTCGCGCCAGTTGGCCATATTCGTTAGCTGATCAGATGCGCGATTGATTCCGCGCTCAAGAAACTCAACCTTCGCCCT